ACAATCTAAAAATGTCCGTTGGTAGAAATTTACAAGAAATGGAAAACGTAGTAACCAAAGGGGCTGCATCTGCCGAACCAATGCACAAGTTGTCCACTGGAATCGCTCCTGGACAAACTGGTAGTTGGGAAGATTTGGGTGGTCCTACTCCACAAAATTATAAGTCAGATGACAATTCAGCTCAGTTAAAAACACCAGGTTCAACTCTTGCTCAAGTCAAGAATGTAGTTAATAAGGGTGCTAAATCAGCAGATCCTATGGCAAAACTTGCTGCTGGTGCTGTTAAAGAAGAGACTGATGAAGATGAAGATTTGGTTGATGAGGAAGAACTCGAAGATGATGAAGAAGTAGTTGCTGAAGCTGCTGATGAAGATGAAGAGTCTGATGAACCAAAACATAAAGAAGGTAAGAAGGAAAAGGGTGAAAAGAAAGAAGGTAAAAAGCACGAAGAAGATGAAGATGAAGATGAAGATGAAATGAAGGAAGAGTTTGACATCGAAGAAGATGTACAAGCACTTCTAGAAGGTGAAGAACTTTCTGAAGAATTCCAAGAAAAAGCACGTACAATTTTTGAAGCTGCTATCAAGTCAAAAGTTGCAGATATTAAAGAGCAACTTCAGTTTCAATATGAGGAGTCTTTAATTGAGCAAGTTCAATTAATTAAAGAAGAACTCACTGATCGTGTAGATGCCTATCTTGAGTATGTTTCTGATGAGTGGATTTCTGAAAATGCACTCGCAATTGAGCACGGTCTTAAGACTGAAATGACCGAATCATTCCTTTCAGGAATGAAGAGTCTTTTTGAAGATCATTATGTAACAATCCCTGAAGATAAATATGATGTCATCGAGAGCATGGTAGATAAACTTGATGAAATGGAAGAAAAACTCAACGAGCAAATTCAAAGAAATGTTGCTCTGAATAGAAGATTAGCTGAGTCGGTTGCTGATGTAATTTTTGCAGATGTTTCTGAAGGTCTTGCACTTTCTCAGAAAGATAAACTCGCTTCTCTTGCCGAAAATGTTGAGTTTGAAAGTGAGGCAGACTATCGTGAGAAACTAGTAACATTAAGGGAATCGTATTTCCCATCAAATGCTGGTACTCAAAGAGACAATTCCGAAAGTCTTTCTGAAGATAATTCGGAAGATTCTTATACACCAGTTTCTGGTTTAATGGAGTCATATCTTCAGACTCTGGGAAGAGTTTCTAAAAAGTGATTTTTAGATCATAAATTCAAACTAAACTTTTAAGAGGTAAAATTAAGATGCAAATGTTCAATGTAGAGCATCTGCAAGAGAAGTGGGCACCAATCCTTGACTATCAAGGATTGGATTCCATCAAAGATTCTCACCGCAGATCAGTAACCGCAATTCTTTTAGAGAACCAAGAAAGAGCTCTCCGCGAAGAGCGTGAGTTTCTTTTCGAAGCCCCAACAGTAAACACCAACAGTGGTTCAAATGCTGGTTTCTCAGCAGGAGCATCATCACCTGTTGCAGGTTTTGATCCCGTACTAATCTCCTTGATTAGACGTGCAATGCCTAATCTGGTTGCATATGACCTTGCAGGCGTTCAACCAATGAACGGTCCTACTGGACTTATCTTCGCAATGCGTTCACGTTACACCAACCAAAATGGAAGTGAAGCATTCTACAATGAAGTAGACAGTGCATTCTCCGGTCAAAATGCTTCTTTTGACAATACCAATGGATGGACCGATGGTTCAGTTGGTCTTGGTACTACTGCCCAGCAAGGAACCAACCCAGGTCTTCTCAATCCAATCGCCAGTGCAACTGCCACAACCTACAACGTGGGTCAGGGTATGCGTACTGATGAAGCAGAAGATCTTGGCACCAATACTGGTGGTGCATTTAACGAGATGGCATTCTCAATCGAGAAAGTCACCGTTACTGCAAAATCACGTGCCCTCAAGGCCGAGTATTCACTTGAACTCGCTCAAGACCTTAAGGCAATTCACGGTCTAAATGCAGAAGCTGAGTTGGCAAATATTCTGTCAACTGAAATTCTTGCAGAAATCAACCGTGAAGTCATTCGTACCATTTACAACGTTGCAGAAACTGGAGCGACCCAGAATGTTGCAACTGCAGGTACTTTTGACCTTGACGTTGACTCCAACGGTCGTTGGTCGGTTGAGAAGTTCAAGGGTCTGATTTTCCAAATCGAGCGTGATGCTAACGCAATCGCACAAAGAACTCGTAGAGGAAAGGGCAACATGATTCTCTGCTCTGCAGACGTTGCCTCCGCCCTAACCATGGCAGGTGTTCTTGATTACACTCCTGCACTCAATGCCAACCTAAACGTTGATGACACCGGTAACACTTTCGCAGGTGTTCTTGCTGGTAAGTTCCGCGTATACATTGACCCATACGCTGCTAACAACTCTGCTAACCAGTACTATGTTGCTGGATATAAGGGTTCTTCACCTTACGATGCTGGTCTGTTCTATTGCCCATACGTTCCTCTGCAGATGGTACGTGCTGTTGGCGAAAATACTTTCCAACCAAAAATTGGCTTCAAGACCCGTTATGGAATTGTTGCCAACCCATTCGCAAAAGGTGCTACTCTTACCAATCCTGGCGTTCTCGAAAGAAACTCCAACGTTTATTACAGAAGAGTCAAGATTGCAAACCTTATGTGATCTTGGAATCACAGTTTCAATCAAGGGACCCGAAAGGGTCTCTTTTTTTTATCTAAATAAAAATAAAATGGCATCAGCGTTTAGCAATCAAATACAAAATAGAAACTTTTTATCACCAATTGGATTCAAGTTTACAATAGCAAAACATCCAAAAGTTTCTTTCTTATGCAATACTGCAAGAATACCAGAAATAACTCTTGGGACTGCAATTCAACCATCATATCTTAAAGATCTTGATGTACCAGGTGAAAAATTAACATATGGGGATTTAACTATTGCATTTTTAGTTGATGAAAATATGGAAAATTATATGGCAGTTCATAATTGGTTAACTGGGTTAGGTTTCCCAGAAACAACAGAACAATTTAAAAATTTAACAACAAATAATGATGGAATTCGTGATTTAAAAGAACAATATAGTGACGGATTATTAAGTATTTTGAATTCAAATTATAGATCAATTGCCAGCGTGAAATTCAAAGACTTATTTCCAGTTTCACTTACATCATTGGAATTTGATTCCACTCTCACCGACACCCAATACTTTACAGCAGAGGCAACATTCAAGTATACTGTTTATAATATTGTTGATACGCAAGGAAATCCTTTATGAATCTTGATGAAATTCAGGAAATGTGGCAGAGAGATTCTGTCATGGATCCAGATAATTTACACGATGAATCTTTAAAAATCCCCCAACTTCATTCCAAGTATTATACCATTTATAATACCATTACTCTTTTGAGAGAGAAGGCAAGAGAAACTTTTAATAGAGTACGTCTAGAACGCTATAACTACTACTCGGGAAAGGCGCCTGCAGAGGTTTATGTTGAAGAACCATTTCCGTATAAAGTTAGAGACAAAGAGGCACTACAGAGGTATATGGACGCCGATGAGAGGTTGAATAAAATCGATCTCAAGATTAGGTATTATGACATCATGCTCAAGTTTCTAGAGGAAGTTATTAAGATGATATCTAATCGCACGTATCAAATAAAAAATAGTATAGAATTTTTAAAATTTACTGCTGGTTATAATTGATAGAATAAATAGTCATAACTGATATGTTATGAATGTCTCATTTGATTATTTCAAAAAAGAATGAGGTTTACCTTGAAGTAAAGGCAGAACCTCATGTTTACTATGAACTTGCAGACCAGTTTACATTTGAGGTTCCTGGTGCAAAGTTTATGCCCCAGTTTCGCAACAAATACTGGGATGGAAAGATACGCTTGTTTAATACGCAGACTGGTGAGATATATGTTGGTCTTTTAGACAAACTCACCCGTTTTTGTGAGAACCATGAATATACTTACGAATTTATAAACAATAAATTTTATGGTCTTCCTTTTGAGGTAAACGAAAACATCTCAAAGGAAGGTGTAAAAGACTATATGACTTCTATTTCCAAGTATGCTCCCCGTGAGTACCAAGTTGAGGGAGTATACGACGCCTTAAGACACAATCGAAAGTTGTTGATATCTCCAACTGCCTCTGGAAAGTCATTGATGATATATGCGATTGTCCGATATTTCGTTGAGAAAGGACAAAATATTCTTGTAGTTGTACCAACGACATCCCTTGTAGAGCAGATGTATAAAGACTTTGCAGATTATGGATGGGACGTGGGTTCATACTGCCACAAGATCTATGCGGGAAAAGAAAGAGAGACTGACTCTCAGGTGATCATTACAACCTGGCAGTCCATCTACAAACTTCCCCGTCAATATTTCTCAAGATTTAATGTGGTCGTTGGAGATGAAGCACACCAGTTTAAATCAAAGTCATTAGTATCTATAATGACTAAACTTTCTGATGCAAAATATCGCTATGGTTTTACGGGAACTCTTGACGGCACTCAAACGCACAAATGGGTTTTAGAAGGTTTATTCGGACCATCATATAAAATCATCAGAACAGATGAATTAATGCAGAAAGGTCATGTTGCTAAACTGGATATTAATATCCTACTATTAAAACATCCACCAAGTAAATTTGAGACCTTTGAGGATGAGGTTCAGTATATCATCAATCACGAGAAACGTAATAAGTTTATCCGTAATCTTGCCCTTGATCTTAAAGGGAATACTCTTATTCTTTTCTCAAGAGTAGAAGGTCATGGACAACCTTTATATGATCTCATAAATAAAAGTATCGCAGAGAATCGTCATGTCTTTTTTGTACATGGTGGGGTCGCTACCGAAGACCGCGAAAAAGTAAGAGAAATCACCGAAAAGGAAAATAATGCAATCATCGTTGCTTCTTACGGCACTTTTTCTACTGGTATTAACATCAGAAATTTACATAATGTTATCTTTGCTTCCCCTAGTAAATCAAGAATCAGAAACCTCCAATCAATCGGAAGAGTCTTGAGAAAGGGTGATAATAAAACAAAGGCAACTCTATATGATATTGCCGATGATATCAGTTATAAATCAAGAAAAAATTATACACTTAATCACCTAATAGAAAGAATCAAAGTATATAATGAAGAAAACTTTAATTACGATATTGTAAACATACCGCTGAAGAACTAATGGGAGAAGAGTTTTACGCAATCATAAAATTAGTTTCAGGAGAAGAAATTCTTTCACTAATTATGGTGGATGATAATGATGGTGATCCCGTCATAGTTCTTCAAAATCCAGTGACTATGAAGACATTTCAAAATCAACACGGAATACATCTCAAAGTTAAATCATGGATTGAAATGTCTTCTGATGATTTCTTTATCATTAAACTTGATAAAATTATTACAATGACTGAAACAACTGATCAAAGACTAATTAACATTTATAATAATTTTATTGAAGATGAGGATTCAATCGATTCTTACAGTCCATCAGGTATGGTAAAACCATCATCTAAAATGGGATATGTCTCATCGGTAGAAGATGCTCGTAAGAAACTTGAAAGAATCTTCAAAGGTCTTAAAGAAAGCTAAGTCTCATCTTGAAAAGCAACAAACATATTCTACTCATAAAATCACATCTTGTCAAGCCCCCCAAAAGTGTGTTATAATAAAGAAAAATTATAATACCCGAGACCAATGTTATGCCGAAGAAAAAGACCGAACATTATGTAAACAATAAAGAGTTATTGGAAGCATTAATTGTTTATCGCTCTAAAGTTGAAGCAGATTTTTTAAAGAGAAACGAAAGAAATCCTACAAAAGCAGATAGAGCGAAACATTGGGAAGGAAAACCACCAATTCCGAATTATCTTGGAGAATGTTTTTTAAAGATTGCAACTCATTTATCATATAAACCAAATTTTGTAAATTATATGTTCCGTGAAGACATGATTAGTGATGGGATTGAAAATTGTGTTCAATATATTCATAATTTTGATCCAGAAAGATCTCAAAATCCATTTGCATATTTTACTCAAATTATTCATTATGCTTTTCTCCGTCGTATTCAGAAAGAGAAAAAGCAATTAGAAATCAAAACCAAAATTATTGAAAGGACAGGTTTTGATGAGGTAATGGTGATTGACGATAGCTTGCTTTCTGGACATAGTAGTGAATACAACAGCATTAAAGATGCAATCCAGTATCGCAGTAGTAAATGATAAAAAGTATAATAATATTATTTTATAAATACTAATAGTATTATACTTTTTCTAATATGAATACTTTTATTGGAACCCCATGCAAAAAATGTGGAAATACTGAGAGATATCTTTCTGGAAAAAAACCTTGTGTCAAATGTGTAAAGGAAAATTCAAAACGCAGATCTGAAAATGGGAAAACAAAAAAATGGGTGAGAGAAAATAAGGATAAGGTCTATGCTAGAAATAATGCTTATTATCATTCTTTAGCACCAGAAGAAAAAATTCTTCGTAACAGAAAACAGCAACTTTCTATCTATGGATTGACTTTAGAAGATTATGATGCTATGCTTGATAAGCAAAATGGTTCCTGTGCCATATGCCTTCAAAAACAATCTGGAAATTTATTTGTGGATCATTGCCATAAAACTAATGAAGTAAGAGGACTTTTGTGTAATAAATGTAACAGTGCTATTGGTTTTTTAAACGATGACATATCTTTACTTGAAAACGCAATCAAATATTTGACTTAATTATTATGAAAATCGGTTTAATTTGTGACACCCACTATGGGTGTAAAAAAGGTTCAAAACATCTTCATGATTACTTTGAACTCTTTTATAAAAATGTATTTTTTCCTGCCCTTGAAGAACATGAGGTAGAGACAGTCATTCATATGGGAGATGCCTTTGATAGTCGTAAGTCAATTGATTACCAAAGTCTGGAATGGGCTAAAAGAGTCGTATTTGAACCTCTCAAGCAGTATGATGTTCATATGATTGTTGGTAATCACGATTGTTATTATAAGAATACAAATTGTGTAAACTCTCCAGATTTACTTCTTAAGACCTATTCAAATATTAAAACTTATAGTTCCCCAACAAATACTAAAGTTGGTGGGATTGATATGACTTTTATTCCCTGGATTTGTAGTGAAAACTATGAAGAGACAATGGGCGTAATTAAAAAGTCTAAAGCAAAAGTTGCAATGGGTCATCTGGAACTTCAAGGGTTTCGCGTCAATCGTAATTTAATTATGGAGGAACATGGACTGGATTCGGATATTTTTAAAAACTTCACAAAGGTATTTTCTGGTCATTACCACACTCGTTCTGATAATGGACGCATTTTCTATCTCGGTAATCCTTATGAGATGTATTGGACGGATGTAAATGATACTCGTGGGTTTCATATTTTTGATACGGAAACCCTCACTCATACTCCAATTAATAATCCTTATAAATTATTCTATAACATTTATTATGAAGATACACCACATCAATTATTTGATACTGCAGAATATGAAAATAAAATTGTTAAAGTGATTGTTCGCAAAAAATCTAAACCAAAAGATTTTGAAAAGTTTATTGATAAACTTTATAACTCCGGAATTCAGGATCTTAAAATAGTTGAAAATTTTGAGATTAAAGAAAGTGAAGATTTTGAGATTGATGAAGAAGAAAATACAATGTCTATTTTAAATCGTTATATTGATGATTCGGAGTTTGAATATGATAAGGGTATTATTAAGAGTATTTTCCAAGATCTTTATAAACAAGCCTGCGAGGTAGAGTAAATGTTTCTCCTTACACTCAAAGATAGAAAAGACGACGGTGCATATGCAGTCCAAGATCAATATGGAAAAAAAGTCTTGTTTCTTTTTGAGGATGAGGATGATGCAACCAGATATGCTTTAATGCTTGAAGATCAAGAAGAAACTGAAATGGACGTTGTTGAAGTTGATGATGATCTTGCAATAAAAACTTGTAAGATGTATAATTACAGTTATGCTGTAATCACCCCTGAAGATATTGTAATCCCCCCTAAAAATGTTAGTATTTCATAAAATTAAGTGGAAAAATTTTCTTTCAACCGGAAATAACTGGAGTGAAATTAATTTTGAAAAGCATCATACAAATCTTATCATTGGAACAAATGGAGCAGGTAAATCCACTGTTCTTGATGCCTTAACTTTTGTTTTATTTAATAAACCATTTCGAAAAATTAATAAACCTCAACTGGTTAACACAACGAATGAAAAGGATTGTGTTGTTGAAGTTGAGTTTTCTGTGAATAGTAAGAATTATCTTGTTCGTCGTGGAATAAAACCGAATCTTTTTGATATTGAGGTGAATGGATCTCTTCTTCATAAAGAATCTGATGATCGGTTAAACCAAAAAATTCTTGAAGAAAATATTCTCAAATTAAATTATCGTAGTTTCACTCAAATTGTAATTTTGGGTAGTAGCACTTTTGTTCCTTTTATGCAACTTACTACGGCACATCGCCGTGAGGTTATTGAGGATCTTTTGGACATTCGAATTTTTTCTGCAATGAATCAACTCATTAAGGATAAAATTCGCGAAAAGAAAGACCAAGTTAAGACTCTTGATTTGAAAAAGGAGACTCTTAAAGAAAAGTTAAAGATGCAGCAAAATTTTATTGAAGAGCTTGAGAATCGCGGTAATGCCAATATTAATACCAATAAAGAAAAGATTGCCAATTTAGATGCCGAAGTTGGAGTTTATATCTCTGAATGTCAGGATATGCAAGAAAGTATTTCCAAGCACACTAAAGACCAAGAGACTGTTATTGGGGCGGGAGATAAGTTATTAAAACTTAATAATCTCAAAGGTAAAATATCACAAAAAGTATCTACAATCACTAAAGAGCATAAATTCTTTACAGAAAATACAGTCTGCCCCACTTGCACTCAGACTATTGAAGAGGAGTTTAGATTAAACAAAATTCTAGATGCTCAAAATAAAGCAAAAGAACTGAATGACGGATATTTGGAACTTGAAAATACTATACAAGTAGAGCAAGAAAGGGAAAGACAATTTGTTAAACTTTCCAAAGAGATTGGAAAACTTAATCAAGAAATTTCTCAAAATAATACTCGTATCACTCTTAAACAAAAGCAGATACGAGATCTTGAATCTGAAATTATTCTTATCACCGAACAACTTAAGAACCGAAATGTTGAAAATGAGAAGTTAGAAGAATTTCAAACTGATCTTCAAAAAACGTTTGAAGATCTTTCTTCAAAAAAAGAAGAAATTGTTTATTATGATTTTGCCTATTCCTTACTCAAAGATGATGGTGTTAAAACGAAGATCATCAAGAAGTATCTTCCATTCATAAATCAGCAAGTCAATCGCTATCTTCAGATGATGGATTTTTATATTAACTTTGAATTGGATTCTGAATTTAACGAAAGTATCAAGTCCCCTATTCACGAGGACTTTTCATATTCTTCTTTTTCTGAAGGAGAAAAGGCAAGAATTGATTTGAGTTTGCTTTTCGCTTGGAGAGAAGTTGCAAGAGTTAAAAATTCAATAAATTGTAATATTCTTCTTTTTGATGAAGTTTTTGATTCATCTCTCGATGGTTTTGGTGCCGATGAGTTTCTTAAGATTATCCGATATGTTGTTAAAGATACTAACGTATTTGTAATTTCACATAAAACCGATCTTCAAGATAAATTTGATTCTACTATAAGATTTGAAAAGAAAAGTGGATTCTCGTATAAGACTGAGGTATAGGACACTTTTTAAACTGGTACACTTGACTTTTGTAAATATAGATAGTAAGGTGTCTATAGAAACACAAAGAACAATGCAAGTCCCAAATCGCTACCATCATTCGAAGAAAGAACAGAAGCGAAAACTCAAACCACAAGCACTCCGACAAGCAAAGGCAAGACGCCAAGCACTTAAGAACAAACACTCCGAAAGGAGTGTTTTTTTTATAAATATTTAAAAAGTTTTTTATAAAAAAATGAGAGATCAAGAAATTGTTGGACTTTGGGAATCCTATCACCAAATATATGAATTAAAACAAAACAATAATTCATATCCCGAAACTGAAAATCATTTTGATGAAGAAGTAGAACTTGCTACACAATATTTTTATGAAATGGGTCTTAATGAGGATGGAGTTGAAATTTTAATTGAAGAACTTGGAGTATCTCAATTTACTGATTTTGTTTACGATATTGCCGAAGAATCTTTATTGGTCGAAGCGAGATCTGGTGGATCTAGAATTGAACCTGTTACTGCAAAAGGTCAAAAATTTAAATCAGGAAAACCAACCGGTAAATCATTAGAAAGACTTCGTGCTCAGAAATCTGCGAGAAGAGATGCGGAGGAAAAAGCATCTGCAGCAAAACCATCGGGATTAAAGGCATCTTTACAAAGACAATCTGCGATCACAAATGCTAAATCTAAACAAAAACCATCATCATCATCTTCCACCCAAACAAAGAAAGGAATTGGTGGTTTGATTGGATCCATTGTTCAAAGGGCAAAGCAAGATACTGAACTTCTCAAAAAATCGGTCAATACTGCAAAAAATGTTGCTGCACGTAGAGGTGCAGAAGCAAAAGCAGTTTTTGATGTTGCGAGAGAGAGAGGTAAAAAAGTAGAACAGTCCCCTCAAGCAACTAGAGCAAGAAGAAAGGCAACTGTTGCAGTTGGTAGAGCCGCACAGGCAGCAGGAAAAACTGCGGTCAAAGCGGCCGGCGCTGCCGGGGCTGCTGCTGGTGAAGGAGTGAAGGCACATCGTCAGGGAAAAACTGGTGCTCAAATTGCAGGTAGAGCGGCTGGAACTTTTGTTCGTAAAATGACTAAAGAAGATTATGAGTATGCTGAAGCATGGGTTAATGAACTTTTAGAAGAAGGATATGATTTGAGTGAATATACTTGGGATGATATGTATGAGATTTATGAGCAACAACTTGATGAAGGACTTGGATCTGCAATTAAAGGATTATTTAATGGTAGAAAGAAACCAGAAGCACCAGCAGCACCAGAAAGTAGAGGTGCTCAACTTCGTAGAAAATATGGTATCACCAGTCGCACAGGACCAGAATCACCAAGAGGAAGAATTCTATCCAGATCTCAGCAACAAATAGATGCAGATAAGAGAAAATCGTAACAAGCAGTTACAAGGTGGTTATAGTCAATTTGGAATGAATGACCGCAGGGGTAGTGGAAATGCTGCAAGAAGAAGAGCAGAAAATCTTCAAAAAGAAGGATACGATCTTTATGATTTATTTCTTTCACATCTCCTAGATGAAGGTTATGCTGATACTGAAGAAGCAGCACTCGCCATTATGACTAATATGAGTGAAGAATGGAAGCAAAGTATTATGGGTGAGGAGAAGAAAGAACTTCCCCAAACAAAAATGTATCGTAAGGCGGGTGAACTTGCTCGCTCTGGAATTGCTACTGGTGATGAAGCAAAGAAAAAAAGGTCTGCTAAAATTGTAAGTGCTATTACAAGAGAGACTGAAAGAAAAAGATTTGATGAGATTGGTAAATCTCCAAAGCATAACTAATAAAAACCACTTCTAAAACTGGCACACAAGAGGGTCTCACCACCCTCTTTTTTTGTATAATGGTATCATAACGTATCAGACCTATGACTGTTAAACACGAAATCAAATCCCAACTCGCCAAACTGCTTGCTACCGAAGACCTTGTGGTTGAGAATAAGAAGGTAGAAACTGCCCAGTTCAATGTCCATACCCGTGTGCTTACCCTGCCGATGTGGGAGAAGGCAAGCAACACCGTGTATGACCTACTGGTTGGGCACGAGGTCGGACACGCACTTTATACACCTGATGAGGACTGGACAAAAGACTATAAAGTCCCTCCGCAGTTTGTGAATATCGTGGAAGACGCCCGTATTGAGAAACTGATGAAGCGTCGTTATCCTGGTCTTGCTAAGACCTTCTTCAACGGTTATAAGGAACTTGCCGAAGATGATTTTTTCCAGATTGCTGATGAGAAGATTGATGAGATGAACCTTGCCGACCGTGCAAACTTGTGGTTTAAGATCGGAAACTTCACCAATATTTTGATTGAGCGTGGTGAAGAGACTGAAATCATCAATCAGATTGCAGAATCTGAAACCTTCCCTGAGGTTCTGATTGCTGCTGAGGCACTTTACAAATATTGTAAGCAGAAACAACAGGAAGAGACTAACATTCAACTAGACAATCTAGAGGCACAAGATTCTGGTGCAAGTCATCAACCTGCTTCTGATTTCTCTGATCAGGAGGAAGGTGAGAATGACCAACCCGAGTCTGATGATTCTGATCAGGAGGAAGGTGAGAATGACCAACCCGAGTCTGATGGTTCTAATGGTGGTGAAAAAAATGAAGAACCAGAAGTCAAGACAGTGGAAAATCTTGAAGAAGCACTTAAGGATCTTGTGAATAATGATGGGTATGAAAATGTTTATCTAGAACTCCCTCAACTCGATCTGAATAAAATTATTGTACCCAATTCCGAGATTCATAATCGTTGTCGGGAAGAGTGGAATGGTTGGGCAGAACGTAATGGATATAGTCAAGAGTTGATTTTTGGCAATGTTGATAATCAGTTTAATCAGTTTAAACGTTCTGCTCAGAAGGAAGTCAACTATCTGGTGAAAGAGTTTGAGTGCCGTAAAGCAGCAGATTCCTACTCCCGTGCTTCTACTGCCCGTACTGGTGTTCTAGACTGCACCAAACTACACACCTATAAGTACAATGAAGACCTGTTTCGTAAGGTGACCACTCTTGCTGATGGTAAGAATCATGGTCTGGTATTTGTTCTGGACTGGTCTGGTTCTATGGGTGATGTAATGCTCGATACCGTCAAACAACTCTTTAACCTTGTGTGGTTCTGTAAGAAAGTTGCGATTCCATTTGATGTTTATGCATTTACTTGTGACTATCCTTTGGTGACTTATCGTGAAGATGGTAGTGCAAATCTTCGTGAACTTGCCTATAAAAAGAAAGATGGTCTTGTTCAGGTTGGCGAATGGTTCTCGATGATGAATCTTCTTACTAGTAATGTGAATGGTAAGACTCTGGATGAACAGATGAAGAATATTTTCCGTCTTGCTACTTCTTTTGGATGTTGGTCTCAACAAGCGTATAATACTCCTACTGGTCTGAGTTTGTCTGGAACTCCTCTGAATGAAGCACTCATTTCTCTTCATCAGATTCTTCCTAAGTTCCAGAAAGAGAACAAACTTCAGAAAGTTCAGTGTGTTGTTCTGACTGATGGTGAGGCTTGTATGGTGAAGTATCATCGTGAAATTCAGCGTAAGTGGGAACAAGAACCTTTTATGGGCACCGCTCATATCGGTTCTAATGCTTTTCTTCGTGATCGTAAGACTGGTAATACCTATTCTTGTGATTATAATATGAGAGATTTTACTAATGTCCTACTTCGCAATCTTCGGGATAAATTTGTCGATATTAATTTTATTGGTATTCGTGTCTTGGGAAAAGGTGATGCTGGCAACTTTATTCGTCGTTATTGTGGGTATTGTGGACCCGAGTTTGAAAAAAAAATGAATGCTTGGAAAAAGGAAAAGGCATTTACTATTAAAACTTCTGGGTATCACTCTTATTTTGCACTTTATGCTAATGCACTTGCTCAAGATACCGAGTTTGATGTTGCAGAAGATGCAACCAAATCACAAATCAAATCTGCATTTATGAAAAGTCTTAAGTCTAAAAAGATGAACAAAAAGATTCTTGGAGAATTTATCGAACTCGTTGCTTGATAAATAACTAAAAAGACTTTTAAGAATAATGAAAACCTTTCAAGAATTTATGATAGAATGTTATGATATTCAGGAGAAATCCTTGAGTAGAGTAGTATCTCAAGTAAAGAAAGGAGGAACTGCTATCATATCTGCCGCCAGAGGTGACTTATCTAATAGGGAAAATAGGCAAAGAACTAAAGATCTGACCAAAAAAATTCGTGGTGCTGGTCTTCCTGGACCAACAAAAGTACAAGGTGCTTATCATGAAAAGGGGCACGGTGAAGTTACAGAACCAAGCCTTTTTGTTCAACAGGGTAAAATGGGTAAAAGAAACTTCAAAAAAACAGTATCTAAACTTGGACAAGAGGGAGGTTTAAAACATAGAAAAAATCAGAAACCTGATTCTAGGGAAAGAGATCAAGACTCTGTTCTTATCAAACAAAAACCAGGATCAGAATCTAGAGCTTCTTGGTTAGGGACCTCTAGAAGATCTGACGCAGATCCTAAATTAGGGAAAAAATACGATCAAGGGACTCTTTCAACTAGAGATGCAAATTCACCACTAAAACCTGGTGAGGGTGCGACTAAAGTTGGTAAAAAGAAACTTCAATTTAGATAAAATCAAATGAAAAAAACTGATAATATGGATAAACTTCTGATTATTGACCATAATAATAAAATTATCTCTCAAAAACGAGAACTAAATCCACCTACATTTAATGCACGTTTTAGGGACAAAGTTAGGGAAAAGTATCCAGATTACGAACTTAAGTAACTTTAGGACCAATTTCCAAACTGACACACTGGGGGTTCCATGACCCCCTTTTTATTGCTATAATGACTTCAGTTAAACAAAACGACCTAACTAAATTATGACTCGCATGTCTTCTGTGAACGACCAACAACTTATTGAAAGCATTAAAGAACTCTATGGTTCTGAAATTACTTCTGGCGACCTCAAGGGGTTCTGTGCCTCTCGTAGTCTTAACTACCAAACGGTTTCTCGCCGTCTTGAGGGGTATAAAACTGCTCGTGGACGCTGGAATCTGGAAGTGACTCAAGAACGTGTTGAGGAAATTGAGC